CCCGACTGCAACGGATGAGTTTTTGAATGAAAATGCAAATATGAAAATATGAAAATGCATTACATATATAGTTTTACGACTTTTCGGTCACACGCATATATATATCTATACAGGTGTAGGATCTCCCAACAAGAAGTCGAGAGTAGGCGTACACAAGAAATACAAACATGTAAAATCGGCACCAGCACCTGCCGCAGATGTAACCGTAGTATACGCTGCGACATCAGTGGCGGTAGAATTCGTGATGTTGACTGTGAGCAGAGCTCCAATCTGATCCGAACCATCTACTGAATCGCCATCGACATAAATCGATGGACTGACAAAGCAGAAATTCCGATTATTGGTATCCGGCAGTGTGAATTGCACGGATGGTGCTGTGCGTGTTGAAGTGATGGCCATACCAGCTAAACCATTTCGAAGATGGTAAAACGAATTCGCCCTCGACCATCGGGTGGCAATGGAAGATGCAATGGTCGTTGATGCTGTGAGAACACCCAAACGGTTGGTATTTGTCACACCCCCCGCATCTGTACAACGTGAAACACGAACATCATCTACAGTCTGAACTGGATTAACAACTGTGACAGTGTAATTTACACTACCACGATAACCCAAGAACGGACCTGAGATGTACGGTATCATATGCATCGTATTAAACGCATATTGTGCTGTACCAGAAGCTGCTACCACCTTACTGGCTGTTGTTCCAACAGTCACCGGAACGAATCCGGGTGTGTACGGCATACGAAGATATCCCTTGCGGTATATATTTGTAGCCGAACCAGTTCCCGTCGGAAGCGGCCAAGTGTCCACGAACTGACTACGATGCAAAAGCTTACGAAATGATAGAACTGACTCACCGTAGTTCATACCATAACGATCTGCTGACACATTCGAAGTAGTACCGAATGTAACGCTTTGGGGCGTACTTTCATCACCCTGCAGGGCGAAGAAAGAAGGCTGGTAGGAAGTGCCACCATTATCGATCCAACCTTGTGGGTTGGCAAATTCGAGATCATCGTCTCCGCTCACATACACCATAAAGTATACGCTAGATGGCGTTTCAGGAGTCTCAAGTACGTTGAAAATCGACATGGAAAGCAAACCATTCGCACTACCTGGCAAAGGAGTAAGTGCCGTACCCTCATTCCAATCATCATCCTGACTATGGGTGAGTGTACTCCAACCCAAAGCTTGGTGGTACGGAACAGTGATAGTGAGTTCATCCGTTTCACTGAGATCCCAGATGTGCGTATACACTTCATTTGTCTCTGTGTTCAGGGCACTAATGTTGTTTAGCGGATCATACGTGATTTTGACACGCCCTTTGTGGTACTTCGAGAGCACGGCCTTGAAACGAAATTTCAAACCACCGCGCCAATGCTTACATAAGCGGGCGAAATACGACAGAGGTGTGTCATACGTACGATAACCAACAATCGCCGGGACTGTGTTCACTAATGCCACATTGCTGTTAAGCGTTGGGACAACACGACAATTGAAAATTTTCGTGTTGACAGCATCAGTAGTTACCATCACCGCTGTGCCGAAAAATGACTCACGACGTTTGATACTCGCCCACGTCAACTCATCTTCGTTGGATAAGCCAAATGGTGTCGGATCAATTGATAGCTCAGTTTTCGGGTCGAGCACCAACTTTTGGTATGGTACTGAAATCTCTGCTGTTGCTAAATGTGGAGCCGACATATTGTAGAAGGGTCGCACATTCTCAATGTTGGGAACATTGGTGAAGCCAAAAATTGAAGCGATCCGCGAAACGGAACTAGCTCCTATCTGTGTGGCTCTCGCAAATTTACCAATAATCGGAATCTTGGTTAAAAAACTTGCGGAATTTGCAATAGCAGTAGCAATACCGGAAACAGGTCCACTACCATACTCGTCACCTTGCAGTGCGAGTTTGGAGGTTGATGCCATCAGTTCAACATCAGTCATCCATGCGAGTGTACGAATGGTAATACTCGATGGTGCTGACGATAATGCACGGCTCAAAACAGAAAATACAACATATGTAAGCGAACCCATGTTTTGAACATCCGCTGCCGAGGTAATATCGAGCCAATTCTTGTAGTAGAAGAAAGGGAGTTCTAATTCTCCACCTGCGTTCTTCTGCGGCTCAAGGTAAATACCTGGTGTTTGCGAATATGGGAGTCGCAATGGTGAATCCGATGTTGTGTTTGTTCGAATCTTTGCGTCAACCGTACCTAGCAGAGGTAAGGAACATACGCGCATTAACCCGTACTGAAACGGAGTTGCGTTGATAATCACTTTAATATGAAGTTTACCACGGATAAAACCGTAGTTGTTCAATTTTCGAATGATCGTCGCGTTGTTCATAAATAAATGCCAGGGTTGAATGGTCTGTTTAACACCGACATTGTCAGATGTTGACCAAGCAAAGGTATCGATCACAGTGGGTCGAGCAAGAAATGTTGCAAGACCCAGATCGGATGTACCATCACCTTCAGCAATAGGATTATGCGAGCTTTCCGCAAATTGCAGATCACCCGGAATCGCATCGGTGAAGGTGGCTGTCGTCTCGGCTGTTCCACTAGGAGCACTTCCTTCGGAAACATCGCCTTGAACGACAAAGAGAGATTTAATACTCCAACAACAGGGGCTCACACACCCGCTGATGGGGGAAATACTTTCGGCGATTTCCTCAGCAACTTTTTTGTTCTCTAAATAAATACTGTTTTGTGACTCAATTTGACGCATGCGGGGACAGCCAAATCCACGCACGCCTACTGCACTAATAAATAGGTACAATAATAGTTTAGGGACATTGCGGTCCATGGTACGAGATTACGTTCTTTCGGAGCTAAATTCCGACAGTTATAGACTTGGTGTCTGATGAACGATACTCGTTAGTTTAATGACGTCTCGGTCATACGTCAGAATTATATGTCCTTAGACGCCTTCCAAAAACGCTCAACCAGCGGCTCCCAACCAGGAAGGGTCGACTTTCCAACGTAATGTTGATAAGGATCTAGCTCAAGATACTTCTTGAAAAAAGCGTGGTGTCTCTCAAACACCTCACGCCCATAAAAGAAGTACTCCGAATTAGCACTATCAATCACGTCAACCATCTGTTGATAGCAATCGATGGTACTAGAAGGTACCCACGTTGTGAGAGATTTGTGAATCGATTCCTCATCCAGAGGACACAAATATGCACCTACATCGTCGTCGAAACGCCAAGAGCGCTTCAAAAACTGACAATCATCGATGTGGATGTACGGAATCGACTCCGTCTCCTTGTCGGCCATGGTGTATTGAACACCGATGGTTGCTAACTCGCGTTGCAGCGTGGTATGGTTGAACCACGGGCATTGTTTTGAAACACCCATCGTATTGTCATCACCATATGTGAAGAGACGCACATACCGTCGAAACAGTGTGCAATCTCGACCCTTCGGATTTGCCAAACAAAAGGCGTATCTCACATACAGACAATTCACCAACGAATTGATGATCACTGTTAGTGGATGGCCTGATGGATTCGTGCCAAAAAACTCCAAGATGTCGCCGTTGACATTCACAATTGGAAAAGCAATGTCATGCGCAATACATTTCAATTGCCTCAGTTCTGCTTCATCAAAACCGGCTGCACGGTGAATTTCAATTATAATGTCGAAAGCAGCAAGAATGAACTGCGCGATCATGCGCTTATCAAACTTACTGTAGTCGCCAGCTACAATACGATCTTCACCGAATTTCGTGAGGTATTCGCGAATGCGAGTCCACTCCATTGACTGTGTTACCGTCCCTGGTCCTGCTTCGAAGATAAACTTATTCTTCTGAACCAGTCGCACGAATGACAACAAACGAGATCTCACCAACACACTCCAAGCTGCAGGTGCACCAGTAAACAAACGAGTTTTGCCAATCTTGGCTTTCTCAAATGTCACTGGCTCATCCTTGAGATGGCCCATAAAAATGGGGTTGGCACGCTCACCACGTTCATACTTCCCGAGAATTTCATCATACTCCACCCATATTTCAGGGAGAAAATCCGAACCATCAGGGTAGTTTTCATCGATGTCAGGCACAAGAAATTTCTTCTTTGATGTGTTGTAGGGACAACCCATCGAAGTTTTGACGTTAATCTTGTCAATGAATTTCACACCCGGTAAACCGTTCAGCGCTGCTTTCTTTGATAGAAAAAGCAATTCTCGTTGCCATCCATCTCCATGCTTCTCAGTCAGTTCACGGATAATATCCGCAGCGAATGTTTTCGCACAGTGTGATAATAAATCAGCATCAACGTTGTGTTCAGGCTTGACCATCTCCTTGAGATTGTTATGCCATGGACGCCACCCGTTCATTTCAGGCGCACAATGTTTCACCACAGTGTCAAAATGCTCACACATCTCTTCAACAAGGGGTGTCTTTGTAACACGACTCCGTGGTTTTGTGCGAAAGCCTGGTAAGGAACCATACACACGCACTGTTCCTTCTCCAAGATATCGCACCAGACTCTTGTGATGAGGCTCTGCCGGCCTAATCTCAGCGTTCAAATGGAAGCGTGGTTCATTACCCGCTTCAATCACTACTGCGTCAGCCATCAATTCCTCAATGTGCTCTCGTGTTACATGCATATACCCATGCGTGTTCAAGTAACCAATGGTATGAATACCAAGGATCACAGGACCTCGCGGAGTTACAGCAATACCAAGAGTACCACAATCGCCTACAGCCGATGAACTGGCAGCCTTCGCCATGTAAATCGGTAATTCACGATTGAGTGCCTCTACGGGAAAAGCTTTCTCAAAAGTTGCACCATACAACGTTTTTGTCGTCACGCACCCATCTCGACTACGAGCGACAGCAAGAATCTGTGAAACAGGAATACTCTTCTGATTCCAAAATTTCAAGATATCCTTGCGCGGTTGAACATCCTTGATTTCAACCATGACCAGATCCAGGATCTTGCTCACACGCAGTTGCGATCGATTGACATAAACCACAGTATTACTCGTCAAACCTTGACTCATAACACTATCTTGGATTTCAATTTCAAAACGCTCGCCAGTGTGGGCAGCGTGATAGTTGAACATCAACCAATTTCCACGCACAAAAGCACCACAAACTTTCACAGTTCTGTTGACGTCAAGAGCGCGCACGCTCAATCGGACACAGTTTTTTGCAACAAGATCGCGAATACCTGCTTCACCAATGCCTGCTAAGCTTTGTGATGCAACTGGCATGTCAAAACGGCATAACTCAATTGATGGATTATACCACACATTGTTGGAATCTTCCTTCTCGAGCTGACTCTCAACTGTGCCAAAACGATTACCTTGGAGTTCCAAGTCGTTGTGCATTTCAGGGTCATCTGTACCTGCCTCAACATCGTTTTCGTACTCATCACGAGTCCTACTGCGCGCTACTTTCACTGCACTATCCAAAGTGACATCCCGTAGGGACCACTTAACGGTCTTGTACATAGCAAAGAACACACTCAACGAGGCTCCTACTGCACATATCTGCCGTATTGTGATCGTCAACTTTTTGCCACCAACCCACTGATTTAATCGGCTGAGAATAACAATCTCATGCTCACGATTCAGTAGTTGTGCAATTTGTGCCAACACCATTCTGGGTAATCGCATCTTCACAATCCACAAAGCAATCTGCCACTGGATAATGGAACACACGAAATGACCAATGAAATATGTGCAAATACCCACGAAGTAACCGCCATACAAGCGTAGTAGAATATACCACACAGGATAAGCGCCAACCTCAAAGGCCTGCACGCACTCACATGTAGCTCCCACTGTGAGACACAGACGACAGACTTTGATATCCTTCATCTTTTCATCACAAGCGGTGCTCATGAGCTGATGGCCCTCATGTTCTTTTGATTTTTCTGCGAAATAGCGCAAGAAGTCATTGACATTGTTAAAAAACTTGTCCATGACCAACTTGGCATCGTCTTTACCTGCGTGTTCCACAGGAACCACCTTTTGTACCTCAATGAGCCAATAATCAGGAAAGGCTCCATCGATTGGTGGAAGTTTCGCAGGATCAATAAACGACCCATTTGTTTGCAAGTATTCTGGTTTTGGTCGCACACTCACCACGAATGGTAAACGGCGACGAACTGCCAGAGGACAATGAAAGTACTCGGCAGCATTCAAATCAGGTGCATTGGTGGTGCACAAAACCAGTTTGGACATGACAGGGGTCTTTCCCTTATCAGCCAAATCAGCTTGCGGAGGGGTGTATGGCACGTTGTTCACAACATTAAGCATCTCTGCAACAGTTGGATCTGCTGCCTGCATTTTTTGCGGTGCAAAACACGCGATGTCATCCATTTGGATACACCAGCAACTGGAATCAAAATTTGTCCAGTATGCATCAGTGGGTGTTCGGACATAACGATAATGATCGTCCGTCCCTAAACCATGCACAGCCCCGTAGTAGTAAAACATCATCTTCGTAAACGTCGATTTTGCTACGCTTGAGGGACCATGAATAAGTACACCGAAAGGAGCTTTCCGCTCTTTCTGTGATGCACGTTTGGTGATCTCTGTGTTTTTCAGGAACAACAAGCTATTCAGCTTCTTCCTCATACTCAGGGCTTCAACGCCAGTATTCGCTTTTGTGAATTTGCAAACAGCTGTGCCTTTCTCAATGGCGGCGTTCAAATCAGACACAAACGCAAAATACGTTGTGTTATGTGCGGCCAAATTCGACGTGAATGAGGCGAGCGAGATCAAACGGTCCGCTTCCTTTATCCAGTCTGTATAGGCCTTCTCTGAATGTACCAAGCTGGTCCAATCACCAGTCATGCGATAAGCACAAATGCGTTCGCAAATGGTAATAGATACATCAACGACAAGCATAAGCAAGTTGCCCTTACTTGTGTAGTCGATCTTGGTTTTCCGATCCATGATGAGAAATTCTTCTTTGGTCATCTCAATCCCAGCGCCTTTCAACAGACCTTGCACCAGCATGTACGTATACAGCTGCCGCATCTTGTCAACTAGAGGGTTTGTGAGTGCTGCAACGCCTGTGTCGAAAAAATTTCGCGCCAGCATAACAGCCTCATCAAACGCACCCTGCAAATTGTTGGTGCCTGGACCAAAATATGTCCACAACTCAGGAATCATGCTTTTGCGCATCATCAGCTTGTAGGCCAATGAAGTGCACACCACATAGTCCCTGTAGTTGCTGCATTTTCGCAACCAATACACAATTTGGAAAAAATTCTCAAATGTGTCGAAGATACCATCTTCAGGTCGCGTGATCGTCGCTTTCACTTTCGTGAGAAGCGAGATCAACTTCTCCACTAAGTCAGCATCATCTGCTGTACTTACGTCATCTGCTTGCAAAGCAAACGCACTCTGGAGGAGCATTTTTTCACACTCCAAAACATGTGTGTACAATGGCAATTGAATGCTACGTACATCTTGACGATGGTGTGTAAGAACCGCACTAAAAGTGCGGCCCTTTGGCGGGAGTAAACCCTTTGGGGAAGCCCGCGCGTTTTTACGCGGACGGGGGAGGCATTTCATCTCCTTTATGTTTTTCAAGCCACCTAGCAAACGCTCGTTTGCACAGATGGTGGCACCTTCACATACGCCGTATTCTTTCAACGGCGTTGTGAGTGCAAGTGGTTTACCATTGTAGGTAAACCACCAACCAACGGTTTGTAAGCCGTGGCGACGCGCTACAGAGGATAAATCCTCAGATGGCGCTATTCTGATACATCGCTTGATGTTCAGAGCACATATGAACACATTGATATGCTCATCTTCGCAGGCAATTTTGGCCTTGCGGAATGGGTTACGAGGGAAGACAATTTTCTTCGTCGTGAGAAGGCTTTTGTTAGCCTTCTGCTTCTCGCAGTGCTTCTTATCGAGCTTTGAAAGCCGATAGACAGCAATTGGAAAGCAAGAGGTGCCCGATAAAATATCTGAGCGCTCCTGCACAAATTCACAGCTAAAATCAGCTGGAAGGGGGGTGGTGATCAAATCTAATGCTCTGTTCAACTTGTCCATTTAAAGTCACCGGATTCATTCGTCTGTATATTGAGTGGCTGCTCCTATAAACTCCACTTTGCAATTGACATAAACGCGCTGGAAACTATCCTTTAACGCGTCCGAGCTATAAAGTCTACATATCCCATGTTAAATCTAGGCGAGGTAAGGTTTGCGGTGATCGTTACGCATTCCATAAGCCTCCTCGAAGTGTCATGGTATTCTGAGAAATTGTCGCTATTGCTCTCCGAACGGAGGAATTTCAATTCCACAATTAGCATTGCAGGCGGGACAGAGTGGTTTCAACGACGTTTCAATTTCGTCTACTAACATCTACCTGCTATGACTTATACATTATTTTACCCTCTCAAGGCCTGGTAAGTATTAATAATCCAGTTTCTTTTTGATTTTGAAGTTTAATGACTTTACGGTCAGTAAGAAATACGAAGTTACATTCTTCTGGGGCTAAATTCCAGCAGTTATAGAGTTGGTCTCTTATGAATGATATTCGTTAGTTTAATGACATCTCGGTCGAGGGGGGGTTAACTAGTTTTGTAAGGTGATAGTAACACCTGGTATAGTTTAATGACTTTGCGGTCGGGTAGTCATGTTTGTCCATTAATGATTTGGGAATCAATAAAATTCTTTGGACACATGGCCCGGTGCAGCACGTTAGTATCTTAATAGTTACAGCTAACTTGCTACATCTACCATTGTCCACGTGCTCGTGGTTCAAAATGTCCACGGTCTTCCTGGTGCCATCAAGGTCCTCTAGTTGGGACAAAGATTGCACGAGCAAGAATTCAGATGTATGGACAACATCCTAGAGCGCGCATAAAGCGCGCTCCTAGAAACAACATAAATGCGGGAGAAGGTGACTAACCTTCC